TGGTCTCACCGCCACGCTCACGCAGGCCGTGGACACAATTTCTACGTTCTAACGGAGATCAATAATGTCTACCCTCGCAATTCTCAATGGTGATTGGGAAATACTATTTGAGGACGAGACGGTTGGCACAGCGACCACTGGTATGCGCATGGTGCGTAGGGCTGCTGGCGCAAGCGCAACCATCTATTCGTCCTTGGCCCTGTACTCAGCTATCGCTGATGCAGCCGACGAGTTCACGGCCATGGGCTTCAGGAACCCGGCACTGCCGGTAACGCCGAACGCCTTCACGCTGGAGAACAAATACTTCATGCCTCGGTCCTCGACAGAGTGGCTGAAAGAAGGCACATGGACCGCTGACTGGTCGTACACGGCATCGCCTGACTCAGTAGGTAACGGTGTTGTTTGCGTCGAGTGGACAGGCGGCACAGCCCCGGTTGCTGGCGACATCGGCAGGCTGATCACGCAGGGCGACACGGGTGATACCGGCACGCTGCTGGATTACGAGACGCTGCCAGATGGCACGACCACGGTAGTGTGGATCAGGCCGGATGACTCGACTCCGACCACGGGCGACGTGTTCGATGGCACGGGCACGCTGGCTGTCACGGGCGGCACCATGTCAGCATCCAGCTCCAGCAACGCCCTGATCGGCAACACCCGCTACACGGCCATTCAGGCTATCGGTAGCGTACCGACAGCCACTGAGGTCTACGTCTATCAGGACCGCTTCAAGCTCACGGACTGGGAAGGCAACTTCCAGTTCTGGGCAACTGATCCGAACGTGTCTCTGGGCATCATCTCGGTACTGATCAGGACGCACTTGCAGGCGGCATCGATATCGGCAACCACCGGTATTGCCGACTCTGACCTTGAGGTCTTTGCTCGACGCTACACCTCGCTGTACGACAACTTCCGACTGAACGTCGCAGGTGGTGGCTTCTCGGCACTCCCGCTGGCATCAAGCCCGGACATCAACAACACCACTGGCTACTTGCAGGTGACCACGGACGCTGAGACAGGCGCATGGACCCAAGCAGTAGGCGACCTTTTCCAGCTGGTAGCAGACCCCGCGCAGAAAGGTGTGATCACGGCAATCAGTGGCACAGGCCCGAACTACACCATCGAGGGATACCGCACCGGTAACCTCGTGGCATTCGCAGACAACGATGTCATCGAAGACATTGCCCAGACAGGCACGCTGACGCTCAGCTCGAACGAGACAGCGGTGTCTGGTGGTCCGACTGACGCAACCTCTGGCGAAGGCGGCACGGTCACCATTGCAGTGGGCAGCACCACGTCTGACTTCGACGGTGACGGCACGGCAGAGCCTTTCTCGATCACGGTCAACGCACAGACCAACGTACTACCGGCCAAGGTGTATGAGCGCATCAAGTACGTCACGAGGCGCGGCGCTGACGAGGCCGACCTGTTCGGTGCTGGTGTCAACATTCCCGGTGAGTCGTATCGAGGTATCGAGGCGCTGTACTACACGGTGTCGCATTCAGCCTCGCTGACAGAAGGCGACGACCTGACGCAGACGGTCGGTGGTAACTGGACAGCCAGACTGATCGGCTCGAACCAGACTGGCACGGGTCAGGATGTGGCGCAGTCGTACATCACGGTCACAGACCAGCAGACCTCGCTTGAGTCGCTGGTTGACAGCGACGTGGTAGATGATGAAGGCGCTGATCAGGCGACCATCGACACGGGTGGCGCTGGTGGTGCCTCGCTATCGATCAGCTCACCGAAAGCCAGCCCACTGGGTACGTTCACCGGTACGACGATCTTCGGCGCACCGGGTGTGCTGTTCACTGGCATCGATGCTGCACCGCAGGCATACACGCTGACGGATGACCTCGGTACGCTGCGCACGCCGCCGAACACGGTTACCATCCTCGTGGACAACACCGCAGGCTTCGACCGGGTGTACTTGGCACGTGATACCGGCACCGCTGGTGTGATCAACAAGGATCGCTTCGGTGGCATGACGGCCACAACTGCATCGGCCACCTCGATCACGGTCGGCGGCTCAATCGACAGTGAGGTTGCTGATGCCGCGTGGGTCAGGGTCATCGCAGTGGATGAGCAGCAGGAGCATCACTACAAGTACGACAGCCGAACCACTGGCGCAGGTGGCACGTTCACCCTAACGCCGATCACGCCGGGAACGGCAACAGCTGGCACGTCCGACACAGCGCTTGAGGACACGGGTTCTACGTTCGTGACCGAGGGTGTTGAGCCGGGAATGCTGATCTACGTCGCCGCTCGCACGTCCACCTACGAGGTGGTGAGCGTGACCGACGAAGACTCGCTGGTGATCCAGCTGCTGTTCGGCGCAGGTGGTTTCGTGTCAGCAGATACCTACACCATCAACGAGACGATCCAAGCCTACGACACGAACGACAACATCCATGACCTGATCATCGATACCGAGGCAACGACGACGAGTACGTCCAATACCATCGTCAAGACCCCGGCATCGCCGTTCGGTGTGGTAGTTAATGTTCGTCAGGGCAAGGTAATTCTACCGTTCACTCAGAACGCAACAGTTGGTGATTCCGGTGTGACCGTGACAGTGGTCAGGCAGGACGACACCATCGCCGTCTAAGGAGACCGCAATGACAAGTAACGTGGGGCAGACAGGGGTGTCTTCGATCAGGCTGAAAGGCAAGAAGATCGAAGAGCTGCCCCTCGGTACTAACAACGACGCGAAAGAGCAGCTGGTTCTGGCGCAGGAAACAGAGCGCCTGAACCAGATTGCTGAGGTCAACGCGAAGTATCCATCGCAGCGTATCGACTATCTGGTGTCTCGCATCAACGAGTGCGAAGAGAACAAGAACCGGATGCGCAAGATGATCTCGGAAACCCGCGCTCGCATCCATGAGTATGAGAGCCTGATTATGCGCTGCGGGGTACGTGACAAGATGCTGAGCGAGATTCATGACTTCGATGTCGAAGCCTCTGAGAAACGCAAGGCAATCTTTACTGAGTGGGGTCGCTGGGACGAGACGGCACTGAAGCAGCAAGTCGAGCAGGACCACGAGGCTATTGAGCGCTTCGAGGATGTAATTGCTCAAGAAGACGAGTCCATCAAGGAACACTCGGAGACGGTCGCCCTGTGCAAGCAGCGTGATAAGGAACTGGCGGCATTGGGGGCTGTGGCAGCAGGTAGCTAATGGCAGTACGTAACGACTTCTCACTGGTTCAAGATACCGATCCTCGGTACGTGGAGATTGCTGCTCCATCGACCGAGATCGTAATGCAGGACCATGTGGATACGTTACGAATTCTGGAAGACGATTTCGTCAACATGGGCTTCCCCTCACTGATCCAAGCATCAGGCAAGGAAGACCTCGGTGGCGGTACGCTGGTTGCTATCACGGTTGAGCAGCAGAATCTGCAACTTGCGTTTCAGGCTCGATTCACGCCTGCCGCGACTGGAACGGTGACGACAGCATCCGGGCCACCTAGTGTTCTCAACAGGATTACCTTCGCAGATAGCGGCGCTGACTTCATCGCAGCCGGGGTGCAGCCGGGTTCATATATCATCAACTGGACGGATCGCTCCGTCACTGACGTGGTGCGTGTTATCGATGCCACCACGCTGGAGACCAAGACACTGGTCAACGGCACGGACAACGAGTTCGATCTGGCCGATGACTACAGCCTGTGGAACATCACGCAGGTGCGCACGTCCGGTGGCAACCTCGTGGCAGTAGACGAGGTAGATATATCGATCCCTGCCATCCTGCCAACATGGGGAACGCAGGTGATTCTCACTACGTCCAGCTCCGCGACTATTCAGGAGCTGACAGAGATCAGGTACAGCACCTATCAGAATGCAGTCTGGTACGAGGCCGCATCAGGTAATGTCGGCACGGACTATCCGAACGGCACACCACTTCAGCCGGTCAACAACTTCCCTGACGCTGTGGCTATTGCTGCTGCGTTGGGTTTTGTTGAGATCAAGGTAATAGGCAGCGCCACACTGGATACTGGAGATGATGTGAGCGGCCTGCGTATCGTAGGTCAGGACCCGGACATCACCACCATCACCATCAACACTGGCGCTGATGTCATCATGTCGCAGTTCCGTGAAGCAACACTCACTGGCGTACTCGATGGCGACAGCGTGGTGAAGGACTGCGTTATCCAGCCGCCGCTATCATTTGTGGAGGGAACCATACAGTCATGCTTGATCGAAGCTGGAACCATTACTCTGGGTGGCTCGTCGGACGTAAACATCTTGGACTGCTGGTCGGGAGTAGCCGGGACATCGACACCGATAATCGACTACGGTGGCTCAGGGCGCGACCTGTTGATGAGGAACTACTCAGGAGGCGTGGAGTTAAGAAACAAGACCGGCGCAGACAACGTATCAATCGACCTAAACTCTGGACAGGTCATCCTCGACTCGACAGTAACAGCAGGGACTATCGTGGTAAGGGGTATTGGAAACCTGACGGACAGCTCGATAGGGGCGACCGTGGTCAATCAGCTGGTGAACGCGGCAACAACAGCAACAGCAGTGTGGGACGCAGCAACCAGCGACCATAACGCCGCTGGCACATTCGGCAACTTCATGCAAACGAAGGTGCTAACCATCGCTAAATTCTTCGGGCTGAAGTAATGACGATAGCGCTTCCACAGTTTGAAAGCCCTGAAGACTTTCACTACGGCTGGACGCAGATTCAGGCCGAAGAGATGAAGCGTGACCTGCGCGAGTTCGTTCGTGGTGCATGGCAGACAGTTGAACCGGGCAAGGAGTTCAAGTGCGACTGGCACATCGATGCTATCTGCGAACACCTCACGTATGTATCACTGGGTGATATAGATGACCTCGTGATTAACATCCCACCTCGCCACACCAAGTCCACCATCGTGGCAGTGATGTGGCCTGCATGGGAGTGGACGTGGAACCCATCAACACAGTGGCTGTTTGCAACGTACGCAAGCAACCTGACTCTTCGCGACTCGGTGAAGTGTCGTCGCCTGATTCAATCCCCATGGTATGAGCAAAACTTCAGCGACAGCTTCCAGCTCAGCTCTGACCTGAATCAGAAGGGCCGCTTCGACAATGATCACAACGGCTACCGGCTGGCTACATCGGTAGGTGGTACAGCAACGGGTGAGGGTGGCGACCGCATCGTAGTTGATGACGCGCACAACATGAAAGAGATCAACTCTGACACTGTGCGTATGGGCGTGATCGACTGGTGGCGAGATGTCATGAGTACTCGTGGCAACGATCCGAAGAAGCTGGGCCGTGTAATCATTGCACAGCGTGGCCATCACAAGGACCTGCCGGGTCATGTGCTGGCATCGGGAGGCTGGGTGCATCTCAACCTGCCGGGGTACTTCATACCGAAGAACCGCTGTATCACCAAGGCAAAGAAAGACAGCAAGCGCATCATTCCAGCACGTGACGACGGCATCTTCACGTTTGGTGATCATGTCGAGCCGCTGAAGAAAGATGAAGTAATCTTTATTGACCCACGCAAGAAAGAAAACGAGCTGCTGACACCGGACAGGTTTGGGCCAGAAGAGATGGCTAAGCTGTCCTATGAGCTGACCGAGCGTGGTTTCGAGGCGCAGATTCAGCAGAACCCATCAGCGAAGGGTGGCAACATCCTGAAGAACGAGCATTGGCGCGAGTGGGTTGAACCAGAGCTGCCGCAGATCGACTTCGTGGTGCAGTGCTACGACACGGCTTTTGAAGAGGACGAAGAGTCAGACTTCAGCGCTCGTACTACGTGGGGTGTGTTCGAGTATGAAGAGCGGCTTAACACCAAGCTGCCATGGACAGCTAGATACAAGGGCCAGAAGCGACTGTGCATGATCCTGCTGGAGCGCATGAATCGCAGGCTGGAGTTCCCAGAGCTGAGAGAGAACGCCAAGCAGGCGGCAGAGCTGTGGAAGCCTGACAAGATACTGATCGAGAAGAAGGCATCAGGGCACTCGCTGGCACAGGAACTCAGGCGCTCAGACCTGCCAGTATCACGCATCAAGGTCAGCGACTCAAAGTTTGCTCGCGCACACGCTGCCTCATTGGTGCTGGAGCGTGGTTGCGTGTTCTATGTGAAGCGCAACTGGGCCGAAGAGGTGATTGAGCAGTGCGGCAACTATCCAGCCGACGACCATGACGACATGGTGGATACTGTTACCATGGCTCTGCTTTGGTTACGTAAGCGCTGGAGTGCAGAGTACTTGGATGAAGACGACGACAACGACAACCTTATGAACTATGCAAACGCGCCGATCCGCATGTACGGTGGCGGGATTAGAACAGGAGCCTGATAGATGGCCGCAAACTTTAATGACGCACCTCGTATCTCAGAGATGCCAATGGACGACGAGCAGTCTATCAATACGACCACCGAAGATGGCGTATCGGTACAGCGTCGAGGCGATAATGCGGTGGTTGACTTCAATCCCGGCGCAGCTCGCATGTCACAGGATGATAGCGACGAACACGCAGCGAATATCGTTTACGACGTAGACAACACTGATCTGACGAAGCTGGCCAACGACATCATCGAGTGGGTGGACGTTGACCTTGAGGCACGGAAGGACTGGGAGCAACGCATGGATCAAGCCATGGAGCTGCTTGGCCTGAACAACATCCCACTTGAAGAGCTTCCGTTCGAGGGCGCATCGGCTGTCACCTTCCCGTTGATTGGTGAGGCCGTGGTGCAGTTCCAGTCACGAGCAATCGAAGAAATATTCCCCAGTGAAGGCCCAGTAAAAACCAAGGTGGTGGGCGAGTTCACTATGGAGAAGCAGGATCAGGCAGAGCGCGTCAAGAATCACATGAACTATCAGATTCTTGATCAGGACAGCTCATACTTCTGGAACGTGGATTCGATGCTGTTCTACCTTCCGCTGGGCGGCTCTGCATTCAAGAAGACCTACTTCGATCCCATCAACGAGATGGTGGTGTCACGCTTCATCAAGTCAACAGACTTCATTGTGCCGTACATCGCCACCGACCTTGCATCGTCACCACGCTATACGCATCGCATGTTCAAGAACAAGTCGGAGATGAAGAAACTGTTTGCCTCTGGCTTCTACGAAGAAATGGAGCTACTTCCGTCGATGCCGTACTCGGCAGACAGCATGGAAGATAGAGAGCGTGAACATGAGGATAGGGCTGACTCACGCACACCTGACACTCACACCGATGACGACATCTACACGCTGTACGAATGCCACTGCGATCTGGAGCTGGATAACGGCGACAGTAAGAGTTACGGGCGCGATACGCCACTGCCGTACATCGTCACGGTAGAGCGCAGCACTCGCAAGGTGTTGTCCATTCGTCGTAACTGGAAGGAAGACGATGAGCTGTGCCTGAAGCGTATGTGGTTCACGCACTATAAGTACCTGCCGGGTCTTGGCTTCTACGGCTTCGGCTTGTTGCACATGATCGGCAGCGTGGCAGAGGCCACCTCTGGAACGATCAGGGCGCTGCTCGACTCGGCTGCATTCGCTAACATGCAGGGTGGCTTTGTCTCCAACGATGCGAAACTGAAACCGGGCGACAGGCACATTGACCCCGGTGTTTACAAAGAGGTCAATATGTCGGCTGACGAGCTGGCACGTGCCTTTTACACGCCACCCTTCAAAGAGCCGTCCATGGCGGTTGCCAAGCTGTTCGAGGTACTGAAGGACGCTGGCAAGTCATTCTCGTCGTCAACAGAGGTGTTGACTGGTGAGGCAAAGAACACTGGTCCGGTAGGGACAACCATTGCGCTAATAGAGCAGGGCAGCAAACCTTTCTCGGCTATCCATAGGCGATTGCACATGGCTGCTGCGGAAGAGTTTAAGCTCCGTGCTGAACTCAACTATGAGTTCCTGCCGGATCAGTATCCATACAAGGTTGAGAACGCTGAAGGCGTGGTAATGCGGAATGACTATGACGGTCGTGTCGATGTCATTCCCATCAGTGATCCAAACATCTTCAGCTCGACGCAGCGTATTGCTCAAGGGCAGGCTCTGGTCGAGAGGGCCATGCAGGCACCGCAGCTCTACAACCAGATGGAGGTCGAGAAGCGCTTCCTGCGAGCTATCCGCATACCGGACCCGGAAGGCGTATTGCAGATAAATAATCCGCAGCGCCTTGACCCGGTGACTGAAAACATGAGGCTGATGCAGGCTCAGAGCGCCAACGCTTTCATCGAGCAGGACCATGAGGCGCATATACAAGTACACATCAACTTCATCAACGGTCTGGCACCAGAGGCATTGGAGCAGATTGGACCGTTGATGCAGGCGCACCTTGCCGAGCATTTTGCATTCAAGTACTTCAACGAGATGAACGCTCAACTGGGCAATCAGCTGCCGCCACCGGGAACATTTACCGCTGAGCAGCCGATGGACCCAGAGATGGAGATGCAGATCGCGCAGGCCGCAGCCATGGTGCCTGAGTTCTCGATCATGGAGCCGGGTGAGAGTATAGACCCAGAGGCTGAGGCGTTCGAGGCAGAGCAGCGCCGAAGAGATGAGGAACACGCAAGAGAGCTTGACCGTCTGGATGAGAAGGCACTGGCCGAGATCAACCGTCAAGACCTTGCAGCATTGAGTAAAGAGGATCGTGAAGATTATCTTGCCAAGGCAAAGGAAGAGCGTGAAGCACGAGCCGCGAAAGCCAAGCAAGAGCGTGAAGACATGCTTGCGAAGGCCAAAGCCGCACGAGAGAGGAAAGCAGCATCAGCGAAACCGAAAAAGGCGCAATAGAGTGGATAACGTCAAACCAGCAGACGTTCGCGCAGCTCGCGAATTCTTACGTAAACGTGGAGTTCGTGGTGTATCCCCTCGCCAATTTGCCCGTTCCGCAACGGAGGCTGGCATGTCATACCAAGCACTGCTCGATAAACTAGCAGGCGTAGCCAAAAGGAAAGTGAAAAATGCAACTAACATTTAGACAGTTCGTGAAAGAGTTCCGTAGTCTCATTGTTCAAAGCACAGCAAACAAGGCAATTCAGCTGGGTAAGGGCCAAGTCAAGGACATGGAAGAATACAAGCGCATCACCGGATGGATTTCCGGTATGGAGGCAGCAGGCGAGCTTGCTGACAACATGCTGCGGCAACTGGAAGAGCAAGAAGAACAGCAGGACCTGCCGCCGATGACACCACCGGGCGGTGACTCATGACTGAAGTTGCATTTGAAAAGCCAGCTGTTGAGATAGAGGCAGAGGTGCCACTGCAACCGGTTGGCTGGCGTGTGTTGATCCGGCCTTACCGGCCAAAGGCAACATACGGCGAATCAAAGATTGCTATTGCTGATGAGGCGCTGGAGTCCGAAGAGCTGCTGACCTACGTCGGTCAGATCGTGGCCATGGGCGACCAGTGCTTCAAGGCGATTACTCGCTCAGGCATAGACCTGTCGAAGATCGAGCCAAAGCCGAAGGTTGGCGATTGGGTCATGTTCGGCACCTATGGTGGGCAGAGCATCAAAATGAAGAACGGAAGCAAGTTCTTGATCATGAACGACGACGGCATCATGGGTGTGATCAGTGATCCCGCACAGTTCCGATCATATTTGTAAAGGGGTAGAATAATGCCGAACGATGATATTGTTTTTGAGGACCTGCACGGAGTGACAGAAGATGAACCCGTAACGGTCGATTTGGACGCTGCCACGAAAGACGACGGCATCAATCGTGTTCCTGCTGATCAAGTGGTGACCGATGATGACGGAGACGACGACGGCATCGAGTTTTCAGGATTGCGTGGCGCAGACTCTGCCCCAGACAGTTCTGATGACGACGATGACGCAAGTAGTGGCAGCGAGGATGACGATTACTCGAAAAAGGTTCGCGCACGTATTCAACGTGCGACTCGTAGCGAGAAGGCTGCGAAGCAGGAGGCAGACTACTGGAAGGCGCAGGCTCAACAGCTCGCTGACAGGCAGTCCAATCTGAGCAAGGAGGCTTTGGAGAGGAACGTCGAACAAGCTGAAGCAAAGATTGAAAGCACTCTGCAAGCGCTTGAACAAGCGGTTGAGATGGGCAACACGAAGGATCAGGTAAAACTGACTGCCGAGTTGACCGATTTCAAGGCTGAGAAGATACAGTCTGAGCTAGAGCTTCAGAATTTACCAGAGAGTGGCAATCTTCAACCATTCAGTGGTAAAGTTGATGGCGAATCCAATGATCAGTCTTTGGCTGAGAAATGGATGGAAGAACGCTCTGATTGGTACGGTGCGCGAGGCTTTGAACGCCAGACGCGCCTTGCCAATCGCATCGACCGTGAAGTGATACAGGACGGCTTTGATCCGAACACGCCCGAGTACTTTGAAGAACTCGATGCGCGTATCAAGGAAAAGGAACCGAACCTGTTTGACGATGCCGACAAAGGTTCGTCACGGCAACGACGCAGACCTACGAGGTCACCAGTCGCAGCTGTTGATGGAGCCGAAACAGGTCGCCAGCGGTCGCGCAAGAGCAAGGTTGAACTTGGCGAGAGTGATTTTGCAAACATGCGGCGATTTGGTCTCAATCCGAACGATCCAGAAGTTCTGAAAGAGTACGCTCGCAGCAAACGTGAATCTACGGGAGCAAGATAATGCCTGCCAAGAAAACGACCCAGAAAAAAGTAGCACCGAAACCCGCTGTTACTTCCCATGGCGTAGACCATGGACACGAGTCTCGTGTGGACGAGATGTCGGAGTACGATGCCACCCACGTCGAAAACCCGGCTGCTTGGTTACGACCGAGTAGTCTGGAAGCCCCACCAGCGCGAGAGGGTAAAACCCAGCGTTGGGTAAGGCAGTCAGTTCGAGGTGCGGCTGATCCCAAAAACCTGAACCGTACGTGGCGGGAAGGGTGGCGACCACGCCAACCTGAAACGCTGCCTGAAGAGTGGCGAATTTATGCCAACTTTGCGGATAAGGAAAATGGGATGATCGTGGTGGATGATCTCATCTTGATGGAGATTGACTCCGAGATTCTTGAGAAGCGCAGGGCCGCAATTGAGCAAGCCACTGCCATGCAAATGGCATCCGTTGACCATGACCTTGAGTCATCCCAGATAGCTGGACATCCGATTGTGAAGAACCATAAAACATCGGTGTCCTACCCTTCACAGCGGGTTCAACCTGCCGGGGTAGCTGACGATGATTGAGGTAATGTTCAATGGCAAATCTCGACGCACCTAACGGGTTACTTCCCGTACGTCACCTTCGTGGTGGCATCGTGCGATATTCGGGTGGCTACACAATCGACTCTGGTGAGGCTTCCAGTATCTTCCAAGGCGACGGCATAATTCTTCATGCCACGCCGGGAGTAAATGGAAACAACATCGACGTTGCTGCTGCGGGTGGCGGTTTACTTGGCGTTTTCGCCGGGTGCCAGTACGTTGCAGCGAACGGTGATGTTGTATGGTCGAACCAGTGGGTAGGAGGCACCGTGACAAGCGGAGCGCAGCCTGCCGAGGCGTTTGTGTACACCGACCCGGACATCGTTTTCTCCATCCAAGTCAATGGCGCTCTAGCTAATACTGAGATCGGTGGCTTCGCTGACCTCGACGTTTCTGTCGCAGGTAACGCAGCCACGGGTGTCTCCGGTATGCAGCTGAACGCGACCGTTGGCGCTGGCCCTGCTCAGTTGCAAGTACTGAGTCTGGCTGAAGCACCGGGTGGCATTTACACGGCTGACATCAGCACCGACAACCCACGGGTTCTCGTACAGCTGACCGAAACCCCTTACCGCGCTGATAACAGCTAAAGGAGCGTAAATAATGGCTATCATGAATCGCGCTCGCTTTAGAAAGCAGCTACAGGAAGGTCTCAACACTGTATTCGGAATGGAGTACAAGCGTTACGAGCAGGAATGGAGACCTATTTTCAACGTCGAAAGCTCAAGCAAAGCATACGAGGAAGACGTATTGCTCGCTGGTCTGGCAGGTGCGCCTGTTAAGCCAGAGGGCGCTCCGGTGTCATACGACAGCGGTGGTGAGGCATTCGTCTCGCGTTACGTCCACGAGACGATTGCTCTGGCGTTCTCACTGACGGAAGAGGCAGAGGAAGACAACCTCTACGGCTCTATCGGCAGCAAGTACTCCAAGGCGCTGGCTCGCTCGATGCAGCACACCAAAGAAGTTAAAGGTGCAGCAGTTCTGAATAACGGCTTCTCCGCTGGTTTCCCCGGTGGTGATGGAGTTGCATTGTTCAGCACGGCTCATCCGCTCTTCGGCGGTGGTACGCAGTCGAACACGTTCACGACGCAGGCTGACTTGTCGGAGACTTCCCTTGAGGAAGCCTTCATCGCAATCAGCAAGTTTGTCGATGAGCGCAGCATTCCGATTGCAGTACGTGCGCAGAAGCTGATCGTTCCACCCGATCTGATGTTCGTGGCCGAACGTCTGTTGACCAGCCCGTACCGTCCCGGCACGGCTGACAATGACGTAAACGCTATGAAGCAGATGGGGATGCTTCCGGGTGGTTGCTATAAGAACCACCGTCTCACGGATGCCAATGCGTGGTACATCATCACGGATCAGCAGGACGGTCTGAAGCACATGATCAGGAAGAACATCCAACGTGGTCTCGAAGGTGACTTTGAGACAGGCAACATGCGCTACAAGGCGCGTGAACGCTACTCGTTTGGCTGGTCTGACTATCGTGGAGCATTCGGCTCAAGCGGCAACGCCTAACGGCACGAGAAGGTGGGGTCTTCGGACCCCACCGTCTTTTAACACCCTGACGACTCGCAAGAGACTGGAGACAGACAGATGGGCAAGAGATCAACATTCGCCGGATACATTCGGCAACGCGGCATGGCAAACCCTTCCGGCAATGGCAAGGGCACACCCGGCACATTCAAAACATACGTTAGTGCAACTTTCTTGGTCTCTCAGACCATGGCAGGTACTGGCGTTTATTTGCCAGCAGGGGCGATCCCGCTTGGCGTAACAGTAGCTGCTATTTCGGGCGGCGCTACAGACACAGTGGACGTTCAGCTCGCTGGTGGGACCGCTGCTGGCCTCGTCAATGAACTGGTCACTGGCGTAGCATCCCCAGCCGAAATTCAGACAGGCGCAGACCTTGGCGTAGCGTTGACCGCTGACACCGAGATCGAAGCTGGTGTGGGCTTGGTAGCTGGTACGTTGAACGCGACCATACTGGTCAGTTACATCATTGCTGATGACGGCAAGATCAACAGCTAAGGAGGTGAGACATGGGACATTCCCGTAGACGCCCCTTTACTGGTGAGACGGTCGCTGGTGTTGGCGCAACTTATATTCCTGTCGAAGCATTTCAAAGCGACACGGATGTGCAGGTTGTTGCCGTTGGTACGGTCACCTTTACGGTGGACACGACCCTTGAGAATATAATGTATGACACTGCTGCTCAGGCCGCAGTGAACTTACGTCAACCTCGGGATTCCAGCAGATACGTTGATCCGGCTTCTGCCGTTTGGACAAACTTGATTGCGAGTGGGGCTGTGAGCGCGAGAGCTGCTCTTACTGATGCTCCGGTCTTCGCTGTCCGCATCAACATCACCGCAGGCACTGGTTCGGTACGCTATGCGATAACGCAAGGATAAGCTCATGACGACATCAGGGACGTACCTCTTTAATCCCGAACTCGCTGAGCTTGTCGATGAGGCCATGGAGCGTGCAAGGATAGACCCCGCGCATATTACGGCGCGGCATATTCTATCTGCGCGTCGCTCCATGCGCTTCCTTTGTGCAGACTGGGCGACTAAGGACTATCACGATTTCCGTATTCGTACGGACACGATGCCACTGGTTCAGTCGCAGGGCACCTATGTGGCTGGCGTAGACTTCGATCTCGATGTCGGTGGCGTGAACATTATCGACATCATTGATGTTGTGTTGCGCCGCGATGGCGTAGACACCCCGGTGGTAATGATGAGCCGGGACGAATACCTCAACATCCCAGACAAGAGCGTGGAAGGCCGACCTGATCGCGTCTTCATCGATAAAGGTCGAGACGGCATCACGCTGAACTTCTGGACCATTCCTGAGAACAGCACTGATCAGATTATCTTCAGTGCGGTACGCAAGTTCGAGGACTCGGACACGTCATCAGATACGGCTGACATCCACTACTACATGCAGGATGCGTTTGCTGCTGAGCTGGCGTTCAGGATCGCTGAGAAATACTCACCACCAGAGTTGGAAGGAACGCTGTACCAGAAGGCGCAGCTGAAGTTCCGTGACGCTCAGAATGCGGTGCGCGAGCGCGGTGATGTTCGTCTTGTTCCCGGCTCAGGTCAGCGGCGCAGGCGTGGCAGTTCGAGGTCATACCGATGACGAGTCAATACGCCAAGGGTCGCCATGCGGTTGCTGAGTGTCAGCGTTCAGGGCAGAAAATGCGTTATCGCGATCTGGTTGAGGACGGCCACATTGAAGGTCTGCTGGTGCATCCAGACTGGTGGGAGCCGAAGCATCCGCAGGAGATACCGGTTACGGTTACCGATCCTGTTGCGCTGTACCGTCCTGCCCCGGAGATCAGCATCGAGGCTGACTATGGAGAGGCTGAGCAGCCGCTGCCAGTTCCATCAGGGCCAAGCGGTGACTTCAAGACCACGCTTGCTGTCATACCAAGTGAGGGTGACACGCAGTTTGTGCTGGTAGATGCTCAAACGTACATCATCGGTCAGTGGGTGGCAGTTAATCTTCAAGCAGGTCACTTCGTCTCGCGTATCCGCAGCACAGCTGACTCGCCATCGTTCACGATCCCAATTACGACACCCTTCACAGGGACGGTCAACGCTGGGGCACAGGTCTGGATATTTGACTGATGAGCAATAAAACATACGCAGAATTGGAGGCGAACCTTCAGGCATGGCTTGAGGATGATGACGGCGAGTTTCAAGGCAGTATTGCAGAGATTATTGACCTCGGTCAGATGCGGCTTTGGCGTGATCTCGACTTGTCGATCTTTACCAGTGAAGGCGCAACGCCCACGGTTGCATCGAATGAGCTGCTGGCAAAGCCAGTGGCAGACACAGAGGTTGTGTCATTCCAGTCGCTGTGGTTTGACTTTGATCCGGGTACAGGAACACAGCGGTATTGGCTGGAGCTTCGCTCAACAGACTTCGTTCGAGACTACCAGCAGCCGGGAGCGACCGGCATACCAAAGTACTATGCGGAGATTGATCAGGACAACTGGGCGCTTGCACCAATCCCTGATGCGATTTACACGGTCAATACACGTGGCACCACGAGGCTAGAGCCGCTGGATTCAGTAACCAACACTACAAATTGGTTGTCTCTGCACATGGATGACATTTTGTTCAAAGCCTGCCTTGCTGAAAGCGAGAAGTTTTTGAAGTCAGATGATCGTGTAGAGCTGTGGAAAACTGACTACGTTGAGGCTTTGCCATTAGCGAAGAGGGAGACCTACACTCTGCTGCAAGAACGATACAATCTAACCCCGTTGGAAGTTCCAGCGGTGCCAACGAATCAGAGGTAAGACATGGCAACATCACCACTTCTCAGGCTGACCCTTCAAGAGTTCAACACGAACGCGAACTTGTGGGGCGACATTCTCAATGACAGCGCATTGCAGCTGCTCGAAGATGCTGTTGCTGCAACAACGTCTGTGACGCTGGTTGGTGAAGCTACGTACACATTGACCGACCTTGATGGATCGACATCCGAGGCTCGTGCCATGATCCTCAATATCGGCGGCACTTCAGCAGCACCCACGGATGTTGTTGTACCCACTCGCTCGAAAGCCTATCTGGTGTCAAACACATCCGATGACAGTATCGAGGTGAGGACGGCAACAGGAACGGGGCCAACGATTGCTACTGGCGAAGCGCAGTGGGTCTTCTGTGATGGCACTAATGTGCTGGCTGCGTCTGCGGCAACCGCAGTAACGGCTGGCACCGCAACGCTTGCAACAAACGCAGAGCAACTGATTGGTGTTGCTGGTGCGGACTTTGCACAGAAGGCACTCGCGCAGACGTTCACCGCAGGTCAGGTGACGCAGCGAGTAGCGTCAACGACAAGCGCTGGCACATTGACGATCAACTGTGCGCTGGGTAATGCGTTCTACTTGTTGACCACTGAGACCTTCACGATTGCCGCTCCCACCAATGCAACCAATGGACAGCAGTTCACGCTCGCTGTTCAGCAGGGCGGTGGCGGTCCGCACTCGATTGGCTTTGCCTCATCGACGTTTGCTGCTGCTGGTGGCACAGCACCAACGCTTTCAACGACAGCAGGTCAGGTTGACTATCTCGCATTCGAGTATGTCACCGGTCTGGCAGCGCCGTTCTCTGGGTCAAGATGGGTTGTTTCGCAACTAAAAAACGTGGCTGATGTGTAATGTGGAGAATCCCATCGCCGCTCATTTCCGGCTCTGGAGCCGACATCGTAGAGACGATCACCTCTGACACTTATATCGGTGATCTCTACACCTACCTTGGTTCGCCTGCTGGCGTAAAAGCAGTTGTCTTGACTGTTGATGCCGCCAATGCTGGCGAGATCATTATCAGTAACAGCTTTGCTATCGGCTCAACCTTTTCCTTCATCGCTATTAACGGTGGCCGAATCCTTGGTGTTGGCGGCAATGGCGGCATCGGTGGCGCTGACTTTGGCGCGACTGGTGAGGCAGGTGGGAGTGGCTCATCTGGCTCCGCAGGGATCAAGAATTTCGGCACCTACCCTGTCAGCATCAATGTTGATGACGGCTACCTGTTTGGTGGCGGCGGCGGCGGTGGTGGTGGCGCATACACCGATACCGGCACTGGTGGTGACGCTGGTGGCGGCGGTGGCGGCGGTCAGGGCTTCAATGGCGGCGCTGGCGGCACTGTTGGTCCATATCTTGGTGTGCCTGCACCTGTAGCTGGCACAGCTGGCACAATCTCAACGGCTGGTGCTGGTGGTGCTGGTGGTGGCACCTCTATTGTTGACGGCGCTGGTGGTGGTGGTGGCACATGGGGATTGGGCGGCAAGACAGGCCGCTCATCCAACATAGCTTCATTCGGCTCTCTTGGGTCGTATTTCTACTACGGTGGCAATGGCGGTGACGCTGGTGATGCTTACAATGGCGTGTCTGCTGCGACCCTTAGCGGAGTGGCCAGCGAAACAGCGCTGCGTGCAGCTGGCAGAATCCTTGGTGAGTTCAATAGACCTAAGCTAGTTCTTCCAAACTTCTTCTCGTTTGATGGTAGCTCAGCAACCGCTGGGAATATCGGTATATCATTTCAATCAACCGGCGCAACATTAGAAATCAACTCAACCAAGTCAACGTCACCAAGCACTGTTTACTACCTGACCAATGGTGAAGGCACCGGGTCAAATTATGAAGTGCGGGTGCGCGGCCTGTCTGGCGATGTCGATGGGTCTTTTGCAACTCAGGCAGCTGTGCCGGGAACATGGGTTGACATCAGCACGCTCAGGCAATGGTACTGGAGCGTGCTGAACCAAACGAAAGCTGCGCTATTCGAGATTCGACGTGCAGACATAGTTGGAACCACTAGCACCTCGGATGAAGTCATGCAATCGTTTTACGCTAAGGTCAGCCATGAGGACTTGTCGTAATGACGCAAAAGCAGATATTCGACCTTCCGATTGGTGCTGGCCAGTACACTGAGCAGTCCGAGCGTGGCGCTCAAGGGCGCTGGTACACCATGGATAAGGTGCGCTTTCGCAAGGGGCTTGCCGAGAAGATCGGTGGTTGGGTCAAGATCGAGCCACAGTTTGTGGGTACAGCTCGTCGCTTGAGAGACTGGACCTCGCTGGATGGCAAGATGTGGTCGGCGGTCGCCACAGATACCAAGCTGTACTTGTGGCAAGACAATGAACTCTTTGATATCACCCCACTGAGACGCACTGTAACGCTCGCTGCGCCGTTTGCCACGACAAACGGGTCCAACATCGTCACAGTCACCGATGTAGCCCATGGGGCGCAGACCGGCGACTACGTGACCTTCTCGGGCGCTATCGCCATAAACGGCATCCTCATTGATGGTGAGTATCAGGTTCAGGCAGTTCTGACCAACGATACCTACCAACTGGTGGATGATCAGACAGCAAATGCAGATGGCAGTGGTGGTGGCGGCTTGTCTGTGCTGGCCGAATATCAGATCAGTCCCGGCGAAGGCAGCGCCATAACGGCGACAGGCTACGGTTCCGGGCCGTACGGCGCAGAGGCATACGGCACCGCTCGAACCGGGTCCAACTTTGTTGTTGGCATTCGTACGTGGTCTCTGGATACATGGGGAGAGGACCTGCTAGCCTGCCCACGCGGTGGAGCTATTTACTGGTGGGATCGTTCAGGTGGCACATCCAATCGCGCCACTGCCCTCGGTGGTGATGCTCCACCCATCAACGAGTACATGATCGTCTCGCAGCGTGATCGACATATCATTGCGTTGGGTGCCTACGATTATTTCAATAATGCGGAAGACCCGTTGCTGATTCGCTGGTCATCCACTGAAGACCTTAACGATTGGGTGCCAACCAGCACCAACACCGCAGGCGACTTGCGCCTGTATTCAGGCTCCAAGATAGTCGCTGGCGTAAGGTCACGACTGGAGACCGTCATCTTCACCGACGTTTCGGTTCACACCCTTCCGTTCGTCGGTGGATTTGACGTGTTCGGCCTTAACATTGTGGGCGAGAATGTATCGATCCTTGGTCCCAATGCCGCAGTGCCAATCGATCATCGTGTGCTATTCATGGCCGAGTCTGACTTTTACATCTATGACGGTATCGTCAAGGTGTTGCCGTGCGATGTCAGGAACCTTGTTTACAGCAACCTCAACCCGCAGCAGCGCGATAAGGTATACGGTGGCCTGAACCGTGAGTTCAACGAGGTGTGGTGGTTCTATCCGAGTTACGACACTGACGCATGGGTGCAGACCGACTTTTCACTGGGGTTGCCACCGGGCTACGAACTGGCCAACTCATCCACCTTGCCGGTGAGCCTGTATGACGATGTGCTTTTTCAAGCCGACTTCGAGGGCAGTAATGGCTCGACCACGTACACGGAAGAGTCCAGCTATGCAGCGGCGGCGACCTTCAATGGCGCTACTCAGATCAGCACCACATCTCCGATCTTGAATACCTCTTCGGGTGACTTGGGATCAGCGGCAGCAACTGAATACATTGAGTTCCCGATTCAACTTGCTGACGTTCCTGACTGGGACGGCACTGGTCGTTTCCTGACCTACGAGATCATCTTTCGTCTGGATACGCTGCACACCTTTGGCACGAAGTACGTCATGCAAGTCGGTGACTCTGACTTCCAGTTGCTTAATATGGGTGTGTATTACTCAGGTGGGCTGTACCGGCTTCGCGCTGGATTCACCAATTCAGGTGGCCTGACTCCGGTGGTCACGCTCACTCAAGGTGTCAATTACGTTGTCATCGTTGAGGGTGACTACACAGCTGGCGCTGGCAATGGTGTCGAGCGTGTCTGGTTCGGTCCTCAAGCTGGCACAGTTTCTTTGATCGACACGACAACCAGCCTGACAGCCAAAGACCCGACCGGAGTTACGCGAGAAATAAGGTTCGGCGGCTCTGCTGGTCTGTTTGGCACGGACGCTACTGTTGATCATGTGCGTATCACTAATTCGACCACTGGTCGCTATGGCACTGCCAGCACGGTCACCATCGATGACCCATACGAGCTGACTGGTGGAGGTGGTGGTCCGGGCGACATTGGGTATACGTACGCTTTTGAATCAGGTGGCTTCACCGAGTGCGTTGCCTCTGCCGACAACAACTACGAGCATGACTACTTCCTGATCAACGACGAGCCAATCCTCTCGCCCACTGAGAGTGAGTATGCCGTTGAGATTGATGTGAACCCATCTAACCCACCAAGCGTTGGTAGGGCGGGGCTATGTTTCCTGAGAACAGACCTGACTGGCACGGGCGAGACGGACGCAGACGATTGTCAGCAACTGATGTTCGAGCTGAACTATAACGACAACCGAGTGGAAATCTGGAAGAAAACATCGGCTGGCGTTGCAGCGCCAACAAATCAGGGTAGCAACACGCTGGACTTCACCACCCTGACCGGCTCTGCCATGGTAACGGGACAGAAGTATGTACTGACGGTGCAGTACGATGCGCCAACGCTGACTGCCTACGTGGATGGTGTGCAGGCGTTCCAGTTCAATTTAGACGCAACCGAGCAAGTCCAGTTCGCTTCTGGTACGGCAGGGCTGCATCAAGCACCGGGAGTGAATAACGATCTTTATCGCTTTTACAACTTTGCGGCAGGTCCGGTCGGTGTGCTGACTGCCGCCGACTTTGACATCAGCCCGGTAGAGGTTAATCGCTACGTGCTATACAACTACGAAGAGGGTTCGTGGGCAACTGGCAACCTGACTCGAACAGCATGGGCTGATCGGTCTCCGCTTCTTGAGAAGCCTTACGCAGCAGGCACGGATGGCTACCTTTATCAGCATGAGACTGGGGCTGATGACGATGGTGCCGCCATGCAATCGTATGTCGAATCGTTCGACATGGAGATACCAAATGCTGGTGAAGAGCTGATGCACATTGACCAGCTGATACCGGACTTTTTGAGGCTTGAGGGTGATGTAGATGTTTACCTAAAAGGTCGTAAGTACCCACAAGCAACCACGCAGACTGTCAAGGGTCCATATCCTGTTGCCAACGGCACACGTAAGATCAGCACACGCATTCGCGCCAGACAGGTCGCGATTCGAGTGGAATCAAACGACACAGGTGACAAGTGGCGCTTTGGGACATGGCGAGGAAGAGCTGGAGCGCACGGTAGAAGAGGATGATCCAGAAGGTTGTATTCCCATCATTTCGTCAAGAGATGTTTTCTGCCGCAGAGATGCGGCAGCTTGTCTCTGCGCTGGAGTTACGTTTCCAAGCTCTGGAGCAGGCTGAATTTGACCTATACAGCTACGACACCAATGAGCTGGACCTTCGCTATTCACAGATAGGTCACACCCATGTATCGAGCGAAATAACCGATCTCAATACGAGCATTTTTGGCCTCGATGACGTTACCGGTACACCGGCTATTGGTGATGGCCTTATCTGGAATGGCACGGCATTTGAGGTAAGTGTAATTGGAGGTGGCGGCTCTGGCGTATCCAATCTCAATGATCTCACTGATGTCAACGCTTTTCCGACCGATGGTCAATCACTGCTATGGAATGCTGCAACGCTACGCTGGGTAGCTGGCGATCCACCCAGTAGCGGTAGCACAACGCTGTTCGATCTGACTGACACGAATATTGCCGCGCAAACTCAGCATGACCTGCTTTTCAATAATAACGGTACTGAGTGGCGACCGACCGGACCTGATTTCCAGTGGATTCCAAGCTCACACATACAGCTTGGAAACGATATAGGCATCAACTGGTATGACTTATCGTTCACGCCGGTAGAGATGCTGACGGTCGCCGCTGGCGGCACAGGCATTGCTACTGATTGGGGCGCTGACATCAATACCGATTGGTCTTATAACGCCATCGTTGCGACTCGCGCCAACATGGTAGCTACTGGAATACATCAGTCGAACACGGCTTTTTGGCAGCGCTTTGATGTTTCCCCTGATGGTTTGCACTTCATCGGGTGCTATACCGGAACTGACGAAATACAGTCATTCACTCTTGACTCACCATTCGACTTTGAGAATGGCACTCAGGATGGAACAGCACACTCCATCACTAACCCATGGACTTGCATCAAGTGGGCAGATAGCGGCAACAAGTATTTTACCTATGCCTCTACTGCTCAAACCTTTTACATGTACGCTACGCCGTCTCCGTATATCATCAACGGCACTCCGGCTGGCGCTACATCGTCTGTTAGCGGCGCTAACCTTGGGTATCCGAATGCCGTGAACAAGTCTGGGTGGATGTCAGCAGATGGCACGTACTTTGCCACGTCGAGTGAGCGAAGCGGTAGTGACGACGCTATCGTCATGCACACGCTGTCAACTCCATACGATCTTTCCACGTATGCGTTCCACAGCCTTCAGTGGCTGACCGGAGTATCAGCAGCACCGAACGCACCAGCTGGATATATCGATGATATTCAGATTTCTGAGGACGGTCTGACAATTATTGTCTCCCAGAATTCGCTTCTGTGGATGGGCACATTTGGCACCGCATTTGATGTGTCAACGATTACATGGAACACAGGTGGCAGCAGGTCTGTTTTGGGTGACACCGGTTTGTCTTCATGGTGGAACGCGATGCACATCTCAGGCGATGGCAATAGCATTTACGTCTACTACACGACGCAAAGCGTGCCATCTGGTTATCCGGTTATTGCTGAGTACACAAAGAACGCCTCGAACCCTGCGTATGAGGCAGAGTACGAAGCCCTAATTGTTGGCGATCCGGGTTACTCTACCAAGATCGACGGCACTATCGTTGATGTTGTTGCCAATGACTTCAATGTCACTAGCACCAACGTAGACATCAATGGTGTTGATCCAACAACACATCTTGGAGAGGTAACAGGTGGGCAGTCTTTGACTATGGATGTGACCTCGATTACAAATCGAATAGACATTGGTACAGAATGCGACCCTGCTGATGATCTTGCTGTTCATGACGATTCGGTTGGTGACCTGAAAAAACTTAATGTTAGCGTGATTACAGACGCAGGAAATTTTTAGAGGTAGGAACCTACTATGGCGAACACAATCAGGATCAAACGATCCGCTTCAACAAATGAGCCGACTTCGCTCTTGCAAGGTGAACTCGCTAACTCGGAGGTAGGCTCTCCCAGTGGTCTCAATGAGCTATGGGTCGGCACGACTGGTCCGACCGTATTCAAGCTCATTCGCAACCTTAATGGTTCACCGGCTGAACCGACTGCTGGCCTTGCAGGTGCCACTCCTGTCACCGCTGACTACATGGTCTTTGAGGATGTCTCTGACAGCCAAGGCAAGCGCGTGCTATTTAGCGCCACGCCGCTGAGCATATTCAATAACGATAGCGGCTGGGAAGCTAACCAGACCATTACCACCGGTCTTGGTATTGACGGTGCCGATGCCGGATCGACCGGTAACATTACTATCGACTTCGCTCCTGTCGAACTCACCAACGTAGCACCTGTAGCTGCTGACCAGTTCGTCTTCAACGACGCAACTGATGATGCGCCGAAGAAACAGGTCGCCAGCTCCATTGCCCTGTCGATCTTCAATGATGACTTGGTAAAGGTAGACAGTCTTACGGCTGGCGTTGGCATCATTAACAATGGTACGGCAGCGGACCCAGACATTGCGCTGGACTTCTCTGAGCTGACGGACATGACTGGAGCAATCAGCGGCACTACTGAGCTGATTCTTCAGGATGGCGCGACTGAAAGTCGCAAAGCAGCCAGCGAAATCGAGCTGCGTCATTTCGACAATGACCTGTTCGGTACGATTGCGACCTTCGCATTCAACTCAACCATAACAGCAGGTGATCCGGGTCCGGGTGAGATTCGCTATAACAATGCGACTCCAGCCAGTGTTACCAATCTGTATATCGATGACGTGGAAGAGAACGGCAACGACTTTGCTTGGATTCTCAGCAACCTTGCCGTCAACGACATCATTGTCATCAAGAGCATCGATGATCCTGCCGACTACATGATTGCTCAGGTGGATGACACGGTAGTCGATAACACCGGCTACTGGACTGTGCCTGTCAATCCGCTATTCGCTGGCACTGTTCCAACAGCAGCTGATCGCCTGTCGATAGAGGTGCAGTGGTTCAGTCAGGGTACGGCTGGCACAGTGACCTCGGTCACGGCTGGCACTGGTCTGGTCAATAGCGGCACATCCTCAGCTGTTGTGCTGGACTTCGACTTCAGCGAACTCACCGACAAGACCACTGCGATTGCAGCTGGCACCGAGTTCATTTTGCAGGACGGCACCACTGAGAGCCGCAAGGCCGCGAGTGAGATCGACCTCGGCACGATGAATAACAACCTCGGCTGGGAAGCGAACCAGACGATCACCACCGGCACGGGTATCGATGGTGCTGATGCTGGCTCCAGCGGCAACATCACGTTGTCTCTGGCCCTTGATGAGCTGGGAGTGACCACAGCGACTGGCGCTGACTGGCTGGCGTTTGATGACGCAGGCACGTCGAGTAAGGCGCTAATCAGTTCGTTCAATGTTGGCCTGTTCGACAATACGACAGCCGAATACGTCAGCGAAAACGATACGCCACCGGCTGGCTTTACTGGCTGGAACTGGGTACTCGATGAAGACACCCTGTCGTCTGACTCTGATATTCATGTGCCTACGCAGCAGTCTGTCAAGGCGTATGTTGACGCGGCAGTCACTGGTGGTCTTGTCTACAAGGGTGGCTTCGACCCGACTGCGAGCGCAGGCGCAGGTAACCCTGATCTCGACTCGATCACTTCCGCAAAGGGTGATACCTACACGGTCACGGTCGCAGGCACGTACAACTGGACCACGGGTTCAGCGGTACTGGAAGTCGGTGATGTCCTGATCGCTGAAGCTGACGGTGTACTGAATAACGTCAGCCAGTGGACCATCGTGCAGAACAACATTGGCCAAGCATCTGAGTCCGCAGCAGGTTATGCTGAGCTGGCAACGCAGACTGAGACCGACAACGCGACTGACGACCTGCGCATTGTCACTCCGCTGAAGTTGCACAACACGACCTTCGATGGTGGCACGTTCTAAGGAGAGCCTGTGGCCAACACGTTCATACTGAAGCGCAGTAACACTGCGAGCAATGTCCCTGCCGCTGGCGAGCTGTCAGAGGGCGAGCTTGCGATCAACACTAACCCAGCTGATCGAAAGCTCTTCTCGAAAGACTCCGGTGGTACGGTCTTTGAGATCGGCGCTGGCACCATCGGCGGTTCGATAACCGACAACCAGATCGCGGTAGGCGCGGCTACGGCTGACAGCATCGAAGGCTCTGCCAACCTGACATTTGATGGCACCACGCTCGACACCAACGACAGAAACATCGACATGGGTGAGGGCAGACTCGACGTTAAGACGATCTACGCCACTGGCACCACTGGCGGCATCGTTCGGATATACGGCTCTGGTGGCACGGCCTACTTCTCAATGCTGCACAATGACACTGACATCAACTTGGCTGGTCTTGGTGGTACGGTCGATATGAACATCACCGGCCTGACGGCGATCAACGCCGGTACGGTTGATGCTGATTTTGACAACGTAACGGCTACAGATTTCAACGCCGTTGCTCTAACGGCTGCTGGATCAGCCACCTCGTTCCTCAACGCGGCTGGTACTTACACAACTCCCACTGGCACTTACTCACACCCCTCTCATCCCGGTGACGATTTTACTGTAGATACCGGTCCTCTTACCGGTGCCACTGTTGTGTCTGACATTGATATCAATGTTACAACAGACACGCTGGGACATGTCACTGATGCGAACGGGGTTGTAAGCACCCGTACCATTACATTGGATGACATTGATACAAACTCTGTAAAGAAGAATGCAACCGAGACTATTACTGGTGCTTGGCGTTTTGATGGTCAAGTCAACATTGACACAAACTCAAATGCTTCGCCTTTGCGAGTCAGTCGAACTGGCGTTACAAATGAAGAAGTCCGTTTTGGTGTGGGCGATTCTGCTTACGATATGTATTACCAGAACGATGAAGCTGCCGCGACAATGCGCTTCACTATCGAGAACACGGATACCGAATCTGGTGGTGGTGCGGCGGCGAACACACACGTTGTCGAGTTTAGTGGTAATAGCACAACTTCGTTATTTGATATTCGTGATGGTGTGGCGCTAAGAATAAGAGACTCGCTGGACACCAGTTACGTTACTATCGACCACGATGCAAATGACCTGAATATCACTGGCACTGGCGCAGTTGACATCGACATCACTGGGTACACCAACCTGCAACTCGGTGCGATGAACATCGTTACCACCGGGCTTGTTGATGGCAAAGACGTATCTACGCTGACATCGAACACTGGCACAGTAACTGGCACAGGGGCTAACGATCAGATCGCTGTCTGGACAGGGACTTCAGCACTGGAAGGCACTGGCGCATTGACGTTCGGTGGTACTCAGGCTGAAATATCGTCTGCGGCACCTTTCTGGAAGTTTGAGGAAACTGGAGTCACTGGAACACCTGTATGGTGGTGGGGCGCGGATGGTGGCGCGTTCTCTCTGCGACTGAACAACACTGGCGCTCATGCGCTCACTATCAACACAAACGCTGGCAACGATACTATTACGGGTGTCGTTTTCCCATACAACACAGATTTCTCTGCTGGTATAGATGTCACTGGTAACGCCACTGCCACCGGGGACATGACTGCCGACAACTTCGAGGCTACTGGTCTTGGCCCCAACACCACACCGGGAACAGACGATGCCTACTTTGGTGGGTACGGAGTTTTGGGTAGTCGTGGTGCGGTCTACGTCAGTAACGTAGTTGGGCCTGTTGCACTCAACTACGCTGGGCTTCACGGTGTAAACACAAAACTGCAAACATCCACAACAGGCGTTACTGTCACTGGCACGATGGCTGCTACGACTGTCACAGGTGCAAACGTAACCAGTGGTGCTAACCCCGGACACACGCACACTGGCATTTTGGCAAATGCTCAGGATATCACTGGCGGTATCCGCATAGATGGCGGCGGCACGTCTACCAATCTCGACATTTACACGTCCTCAGTAGGATCATTAGTTGCTCGTTTTGGCTGGGATACTGGTGGACCGTACTGGCGTAGCTTGAGTCATGGTGCAGTCATTGCTATAGAAGCAGAGGATGCTGGTGGCACGGTTCGCACGATCCTAACAGCTGACCCTGACTCGACCACCGAGCTTCGCGCCGACACCAACCTTGAGCTGAGTGTTACTGCTGGAGCAGACACTGCACTACTCGCTACGGCGAATGCTGGTGTTGGCCTGTATCACAACAACGGTCTTGAGTTTGGGACTCAGCAGCATGAAGCCGCAGGCGTTACGTCAGGAGCCTACCTGTACGACAACCAAGGCTCTATTCGGGATGTCGGGTTCAACGATCTGAAGGTTATAGCCTTCTCGTCTAACCAGACTCTTAACGATGAGCATTGTGGTTCTGCGCTTGTAAAGACAAGCAGCTCTGCCTTGATCTTGTACTTACCGTCAGTCACAACACAGTTTCAAGATGACGCAGTTTCCACAGTGATCAATGGTGGGTCGAATGCCATCACGATCAATGCCTCAACCAACTCTCGTACCCTGTACTGGTTGAGTGGAACTGGGTCATTGGTTGGTGGGGCATCAACTAATCGGACGCTGACAACCGGAGGCGTGGCAACGATTCTGCGCTCAAGCTCGACCGTGTACTATATCTGGGGAAGTGGTATCTCATGAGTGTTAGTGCATTCGCGCATGGGTCAGCAGCCAAAGATGGGGGTCCAACAGTGTCGGCACTTGCTAACGGCGACTACAACTCGGCAGGAACATCCCCAGTCTACGTTGGCATACGGTTCCACACCAACGGTGCAGAGTACGAATACACTGCTGGTGGTGGGGTAGGATCAGCTGTCAACACATGGCTTACTTCAGGCAGTTCTTCCGAGGTCTGGGTGGCTTACACCCTGAATTCTGGCACCTCCTTCGTAGGTAAGACCGCAGGCACCCGCTATCAGCTTAATGCCATTCAGAACTTCTACTTCACGACGACGACCGTGCTGGACT